TGTTGCTGTTTCTATATATGCAGAGCAAGCTACATGGTCATCATAATTTGCTCCTAAACAAATACCTACGTACCATTCATAATTTGCTTCTCTACATGCTTGAAGAGCTTCCACAAAAGTTTCACCAGCATCCAAATCTCTCCTACCTACCCATAATATATCTGGGGTAGGAGATTGAGAAAAATAAATATTTGCTGCAATGTACTCTGGATCTGTTAAGATAAATCCATCGTCCAAAAGTTCATCAGCACTCTCATACTGTCTTACCCTTTCATCTGAAGTAATATTATCAGTGGTACCAATAATAAGTGCCTCATTAAATCCAGCTCTTGGGGCAGAGACAGGACTAATCAATACTTGAACATCTACAATACTATCCAATGATAATGTTCTTGCCATTTCTTTTCCTCCAATTATTTATTAATAATAATTTCAGTTCTAATGTTATTTTCATCTACCACAACAACGGGAACCTTTTCAACATAATGTGATTCCCTATTAATTTGAATTAATTCATTAAATGATATTTCAAGATCGCATCTTTCATACCATAATCCTGCCCATATTTCAGGAATCCTTCTTGGTGGATCAAAAGAAGGAACAATATAAATATTATTCCTTGCTAATAAATCGTGAGCCTCCTGATAATAAATTCCGTATCTTATCTTTGTTGCCCATTCCCAAGAAGAAGGACCATAAATAATCCATGAAATATTTAGAGTCCTTGTATAACTTATTTTCTCATTATAATATTCAGGAGATTCCATATATTCAAATTTTGTCTCCTGTTGTTCTGTAATAGCTGAAGGGATATCATATATTTTTAAAAAAGCAACATTATCTTCAACTGTAAACCCTGGTTGTCCCTGAGTAGGCCAAGATTGTCTAACTTCTGGTTCAGGAGATCCACCAATAAGCGAAACAGTAAGGTCATAAAATAGTTCTTCTAATTCTTTTAAAGAATTAAATTTATCAGCCATCTTACGCTCCTTTTATTCTTTCCCCTATTGCATGCCAGTATCCAAAGGGTTCCCAAGGTTCCACACTCTTCAACTTATAATAAATATTATCGTATAATATTTGATCTGATATCCCTTCATCAACTCCTGTTCGAGTAAGATATAAAGGTTCCTTTTTTATAGTATAAAAATTCATTAGTCCTGATATCCTATCACCTTCAGGCAATTGGTTAAGGTCCCTGGAAGAAACGGGAGTGGCAATTCCATATACAGGGATTTCTTCTATATCGGTTTGAACCCATCTTCCTTTAACAAACTCTCCTTTAGTTCTAATAATAAGAAATTTTGTTACAAAATCTGGATCTAAAATTATTTCTTCAAGACTAATCATTTTTGATTACCCTGCCCTTCCTTCTGACAACATACGTTATAGAACCCCGCATTTGCGCAGTATCAATAAGAGGAGTATCAACACTTGTGTCTCCTTGTAAATAACGCTCTAATAAATTTTCCCTTTTCTTTTTAGATCTTATCTTTTTTAATTTTGCCCTTACTGTAGATGGGGCATTGGGAGGCCATCCATTTCTTGGATCTACAAACCATCTTTTTATTATGTTAACTGCTGTTATTCCTAAGCGGTTGGCTTTTTTGTTTGCTCCAAGAACTTCCCCAGCTAATTCTTGATCTGCCATCTGGCCAATTAAATCAGCTATCTTTTCAGCATTATCATCTGCTGTCAATGCGGGTTCAATTAATGGCCTGGCCGGCAGGTTCTTTGCCGGAGAACCTTTTGTATGAATATATAAAAGTGTAGCATTATTCATCTCATCACTATCTTTTCTTAAAGTATTCTCTTCTGGAATACCCACCAGAACATCTGTTCCTTTAGCTCTTTGAATATCATGCCAAAGCAGTTCTTCTGATATTAACTCCCCAGATATTTGTTTAAGAGTTTCTTCAGATACTGATGCATCTAATTTTATCATACCTGATAGCCTCCCATACCCACTATCTGTGACAATTGCCAAAAACTTCTTCCATAAGAAGTAGAATTAAAATTACCAGCATTAGCAAGGGAAACAGAGCCAGTGTCATAACTTGCACTAACACCTCCGGCACTTTTACTAGCCAATATGCCATTTGAACTAACTCCAGGAGTTGCTCCAATAGCAGCTCTCTTTTCATTGCCAATAGCAACTACAATACTATGAGCAGTAAAAAGAAAAAGGCCTTCATTAAGAAGTTCTCCCCACCTTTTCTCATTTAATAATTTAGATCCAAAATTATACCAAAATTCTAAAAGAGAATTAGGATAAAGTTCTGTATCTGAAAATTCTGGAAAGGCTTCCCTAAATGCTGTTATATCCATTGTACTTTCCTATTTAAAATTATAGAGACTTTCTTTTCTTTGTCACAGTGTTCTTTACTTCAGTTTTCTTTTCTTTTTTTGATTCTTTTATCGGAGGATTTTTTTCTTCTTTTGAACCTTGTACATCCGCATCGTCATCATCATTGTTGTTATTGTTGTTGTTATCATTATCAGTTTCAATTTGTTTCATAGAATTTGGAACCTCCGGACCTTTTATTGTTAGTGTATCAATTTTTTCTGGGCCTAATTTCCCTTCCTTTTTAAATTCATCTAAGGACTTATAATTTTTTTGACCTTTTGAAATCTTACTTTCTGTAAGAACATAAATGCCTTCAGATTTAATAAGACCCTTTATAAACCAATGTTCCAAAAAATCTTTTTCAAACTCATATACTCCAGGACGATATGTTTTCTTTACTCCTTTATAAGGAAGAGAAACTTTTCTATTTATCTGTATTTTTACCTTTTCCATTTTATTTTTTCTCCTTTACTTTTTGTTGCAAAAATGTGGCCAAGGGGAATAAACTAGGAGAGGGGAGGAGTTCCATCCCCCTCAGCCACTGTTGCCATGGCAAGCAACCCCATTACTTAGTTATATACCATCAGCATACCTAAGTGTCTCCGGTCGAACAAGCTCAAGAACACCGAGCCTACCAAAATATGTAGTAAGCTGATAAAGAGAACGATACTCCAATGGTGTTCTCTGAAGAGGTACAAGTGGATATCTGATAATGTCTTTATCCTGAGTATAACATACCATTCTATCTGTTGCTTCCTCAGGAGAACCAGCTGCAACACCTCTACTAGTCAGCCACTTACAAGGTTGGATATCCAATTTCTTTCCATTTACTTTCAGAGCAATTGAATTATCTTCCAGGAAATTCAAAATACTCAAATTGCCAGCAGTAGATACTTTCTGACTTACAATATAAGCGAATTTAGCTGGTGGAAGAAGCAACTTGCTAGGACAAATTGCATAACCAGCTTCTGCCCAAGCTTCCTCTAAAAGAGTATTAACATCATAAAGAATCTCATCTGGAGTTTTCTTAGGCCACTGTGTATACCCACTAGCACCTACATCCACGAAACCTGCTGTAGCAAGAGAATTATTAAGAAGCCCTTCCCTATTCAGAATGTCATCTCCGATATAAACCATCTCATCAATGTCCATCTGATGTTTAAGCTGAAGACCTTTATACTTCTGTTCATCAACAGGCCTGCCCATCTGCTGAGCGGAAAGAAGCTCTGGAATTGTATAACCAATTTCCATACCCCACAGATACAAAGGGGAGGAAGTCTTTCCAATATCAAGAGCAATTCCATTTATAGCATTGGAATTTTTTCCAATAAAATTCTTTCCTCCAGAATTCATGGAACCGGCTGCGGCAAAGGCAGAATTTGTAAAGCTGGAAGATTCATCCGCAATTGTTACATCTTCCCGCAGATCAATATCCCTACTCCAGGTAATTGAAACCAGTGGCTCATGAAGAGTCTGGTCCATCCTTTCCAGCTCCCCAATCAGAAATGCCCCTGTACTATCTATTGTCATCTCATCATATACAAACATATTTATCCTCCTTTAAAATTATTATCTTTTTAATTTCCTACATAATGATTATATATTATAGGAAATTTCTACATTCCCATCCTCATCAGCTTCACCCATAAAGATACATCCTGTAACTGCTTCACAATCTGTACCATCAGCAGCAGCTTCAACACCACCAATGGGGTAACTTTCGGAGCCATTTGTTTTTCGAATATAAACAGTACCACCAAAAACTGGGGTGCCTTTCCTACAGATAACTGTCATATACCCTGACTTTAAAATATCCAAGGGATGCTTGGGATTGGGGGTTCCTGCCTCAAGAGCCTCATTTGATTCTGCTTGCATAGGATAAGGTCTCACACCAAATCCATACATTACAGTAGCAATTACATCCCCATCTTCAATGGGCACCACTTTGGAACCAGAAATTTTTACACCTTCCCCATATCGTTTAACGGGATTATCAGAATCCATTGCCCTGGGTTCTACTTTAGAAAGTTCTTTTCTTGAAATATCACCAGCTATACCTGCTGGCATCCTATAAAGATAAGCTGTACCTGCCATATTATTATCCTCCATATAAAAATTTGTTTTTAAACGTGAGCCTTTTCAGCCCAATATTCCCTATTCCTTTTATTCATATTTTTAAGCTCATTTGTGCAACTTAGATCCTTTATCAAAAGAGGCTTTCTATCTTTAATATACCTCTTAAATTGAGAATCATTTTTCTGACTCATCAATTCACTAGAGGATCTAAAAATAATATCAAGAGAATTTTCTGAAAGTTTTGATATTTTTCTTTTGCCTAAAATGGGCTGTATCACTGAAGCTCCATCCTTTGTTGACAATCCCATACTAAGAGCTTTTCGTTTTATGGAATTAAGATTCTTTTTTGTTATTCCACCTTTAGGTTTTGAAATAGAAATTTTTGGTGCTAAGATACTTGCTCTTGCTATAGTATCTTGCCATAAAGTTCCTTTATCTTTTGTTATGCTCTTTTTTGATTTAAGAAAACTTTTCTTTGTTTTTGAATCAGTAGTTTCTATTTCTTCTTCCTCTTCCTCAGAATATTCTTCCTCTTCATCCTGTTCTATTTCTTCCTCAGTATATTCTTCCTCTTCATCTTCATCCTGTTCTATTTCTTCTTCCTCTTCCTCAGAATATCCTTCTTCTTCCTCTTCCTCTTCGTCCTGTTCTATTTCTTCCTCTTCACCTCCTTTCATTTTAGAAATAAGATCCATTAAATTCTGAATCATTGATTCCAGATGACTTAATCTTTCTTCAATAGAACCACCGCCTTCATTCTCATCTTCATCCATTTCAGGATCTTCCTCTTCCTCAGAATATTCTTCCTCTTCATCCATTTCAGGCTCTTCAGATTCTCCTGATTGGGCCTTTTCAACAGCCTCAGCTGCTTGCTTTGCTGCCTCTACTGCCTGTGTTGCTGCCTCTTTAGCTTGCTGGGCAGCCTGCTTTGCTTCCTCTACAGCAGAATTTCCTTCCATCTCTTCCTCACCTTCTTCTGACATTTCCAAATCCTCATCTCTTATGGAATCAACATTCATTCTTGGAAACATCTTTTTAATAAACCTCCTTGCTACATTTTTTTCTGTTTTTTTCATTTCATTAATATCCTCCATATTAAAATTTTTATCCTCATCAAGGATAGAACAACGACTCCCGGCCCTGCCCTTTGGCACTAATGCTAGATGATTACCAATAATTCCTATCTGTTTCCCTTTTCCTTTTTCTATTAATTCATATTGTGCATCATAACCACAAGATACCTCTCTTAATCCATTTTTAACAAGATTAATTGCTTTATCTGTAGTTAAAAGAACATCTGCTAATAATAAATCTTTTTGAGAACCTTCACCCCTTCTTACATTCTGCATTGAACCATGAGCAAGGTCTCTCCAATTTTCAGGAGTAACAAAATCATCAGGGTGCTGTATTGTTACAGGCTTCCCTTCAAAAGATCGAATTGTTACATCAGAAAAAACTTCATTTTCATCTCTAAATATTTTTACATATCCTTGATGATCTGCGGAATCTTTAAACTGCTTTGGTAATTCACTTATTTTATATAGATAAAAACCTGTTCTTGAAATGGGAACATCATAACAGATTAAAAAACCTTCTGGGGTTTCTGCTATATGTTCACTTAACTGAGTTGAAGTATAAAATCGTTTTGCTCCTTTTTCTTCATAATCAGTTATTAGAAAGGGATGGTATTCATTAATATTATTATAATCTATAGCTGTTTGTAACATCCCATACTCCTCCTTATCTTTATATTAATGATATTAATTATAATAGATAAGTTTATATTTATAAACATATTTTTTTTAAACAAAACTCTGGAAACCCTTTATTTATAAGGGTTTCCAGACCCTTAAAATTTTTGAATACCTATAAAAATGGGTCAATAAAGGTCACTATATCAGAAGATAATGTTGAAAAGGGTCTTACTTTTATATAAGCATCTTCTTTTATAGCCTGTTCAACTGAAATAGTACTGCTACTTCCACCAGAAGCACCAATGGAAAGATGACTATTAATACACATTTCTACATGATACTTACTTTGCTGTTGCTGTCCCCAAAATACAAGACACCCAGCGTATGGAGTTTCTACTTGCCTGTTTTTAAAAATTTCAAATAACCTCTGAGCTGTCCAATCTCCTTTCCTTGGTAATAATCCCACACTCTTCAGACATTCAATAATATACCCTGAACAATCAAATCCTTGTATAGGATCATTCCCACCCCAGATATAAGGCTTCCCTAAATAGTTCCAAGCTATCTGTAACGCAATATCTCTTCTGGTCATTTCAGTTACCTTCTTGTCCATTTCTATATGCCTCCGTAAAATTTCTTTTGTATGCCATAACTTATATCCTTTCATACTTTTTATACAAGTATCCCTAGCCTTATCAATATTCTCATCTTGTAATGATACAAGGATGTCTTTTATTGTTGTAAATAACATATTTGACATATTAAAAAGTATATTATAAGTGTAGTCCATTATGGCATACTCCCTTTATTTGCTAATCTTATTAATAATCGTTTCTGTATTTTCTAATATCCTTGTTTGAGTTTTTTCTATGTTTGTAACCCTCCTTTCAATTTCAATACTTTTCATTTCTGTAACTGAAAGTCTTGTTTCATGATTGGCTGCTGCTGCTTCTATTTTTTCAACTTTGTCAGGCAGGCATTTGGAATCTGCCCACATATTGTTAATAGTAATAAAAGCAAGAATCAAAACTGCAAACACTAACGTTAATACAGACCATACATTTTTTTTAGTTATGTAATCACCCATCTTATCTCTCACTCCCCCTTTTGAAAATAAGTATTCATGGGCCTCTTCAACTTTAATTTTCATAGTGGTAAATTCATTATCAACATTCATTGGCATTAAAGGGGCTCCTTTTAAATTGTTAATAAAATTTATATCGCTGAATAATCCACCAATATAATTGTCTTAGTCACTCCATCAACTGTAATTTTCATCATAAAATCACCCTCATCACCTA